ATAATAGTCATTTAAGTTTACCCTTAATCCTTTCTAGTATCTTTACATCATAATCTTGATTTTTAGGTTCATAAATATGAAATTTATTCGTATTGATCGAATATATGATAAAACTTAAGCAACAAGATTCAGACATCTTGATGTCAAACTCAGAAGGAGACTCATTGCCAACAACATGACTATGAAAAACACCTATCAAAGAATATTCAGATTTAAACTTTAAATAACTAGCGGGATTGATTGAAAAAAAAGATTTAGGATCTTGAGCTTGGTTTTTTTCAATGGTGGCTACGTAACATTTAGTTTTTTCGTCATAGCCTATAAACCCACAAATTTCATTGGATAAATTTCTATTCGAATAATTTTCTAAAAAATGCTTGACAACTATAAAGGACTTATTTAAGATTTTATCTTCCATATCTATCTGTTCCAGGGAATCCGCCGAATGGCAGGTAATTTTTCGGTGTTTGTGGTATATAAGCTTCTTTTGAAATAAATGCGTTTTGATCGTAAAACTCAATTGAGTTTACATATTCACCACTTAAGTAAATAATTTGAGCAGCGTTATTAGAAGCTTCTACTTTGTAAGTGGGAGTGTCTGTCAAGTTCATATCCCACCAAGCAAACAATCCAGTTTTTAAAATACGATTATCTCCAGTGAGTTCATCATAATTTCTTGGGCTTGTTTTTTCTTTATCTTCATTCCAGATATTTATTGTATCACGATTGAAAAACTTCTTTCGATAATCAATACCGCTTTTGCCAGTCCATATAGCAGTAGATCCAAGTTTTAAATTACTTGTTAATTGAATATTGGAAGTTATGTTGGAATTATTAGGAACTGGAGTAGCAACATCGCCAGTTGAGAATTGCCAATTATTAACGGCAAAAAACAAATCAGTCATGCCACCTGTGAAACTTGGATTCTTAAATAAGAAAAACTCACCAGATATCTTTTCGCCTGTGTTGCGCACAGCTAAAGTATATCGAGATTCAAGATTGTCTTCATCTGATAATTTTATTTCTCCATTTGGAAAACTGGTGATAGATGATGTTCCGCTGACTTTGCCTCCATAAATTTCTAAATGTAAAGCTTTTAGAGAAGTTGCATCCCAAGGCATTGTAATAGTTCTTGGAGTGACAATGTATTGTGGAACGTTTCCGCTCACCAAAACAGTTGCGAAGTTTAATACAAGATTATCATTTCCGCTGACGTAAAGATTAATTCCGCTGTATTGATTGTTTGGTTTTACATTATGGAAAATATTCAGTAGCTGATCCGATCTTGAAACACCACTTGGAAACTGAACCCAAGTAGCCATGTGTAAATCTTCTGAAGCGTATATTCCGCTGGTCTTAAATGAATCATTGTATAAGCCTAATCCAGAAGGTTCAAATACAGCCACTTCTGCTAAACCAGCATTAGTATCTGAACCGCTTCCACTGATTAATATTCTAGTAACTGTTCTGTTTGCAAATCCAGTTGTAGTTCTTGAACCATCATTATTGATTGTGAGATTTGCGTTTGTTAATTGATTAACGCCACTGAATAATTTAATATTTGCAGTTTTAAAATCCACACCAGCAGTTCCATATCTATCGTAAATATCAATACGATTGATTGTTTTTGGCGAATCCCATGTAAGCTCTATCCAAGGCTTAGCAGTTCCAGTACTGATCCATGCTAAGCCTGTATCCAATGTCTTTTTTTGACCACCAGCATCGCCAGTTAATCCATCGGCAATGTTTCTAAATGCAGATCCAGATATAACGCTAGATCCTGTTATAGCAGCTTGAGAAGAAATGTTGTTGCTATTATATAATTGCTTATGAGACAGATCGATAAAGTAACCTGATACAGAATAACTGTCGGAAGGAAGAACTTGAATTTCAGATGGTTGGAATCTTTTCTTGCATCCGTTTAGTTTTTTATTGCAACCATCTCTTGTCCAATAAGTTTCATTATTGTCTGGCTGTGTGGATGATGTTGATGTGTGGTTCGTTTGTGCTACATACCAAATTTTAGCATATTCAGGAACGCTTTGATTATTTTTGTTTTCAAAAACTGGATTAATTATTATTTTCTTATTCTCCAAATAAACGGGATCTCCACTTTCATAAACACGCCCAGTTATCCATTCACCAGAAAAAGGCGAGGATGATAAGTTCGCCCAGTTGTTGCGCGACTTTGAATTAATTTGGATTTCCTGTCCGTATTCTGTTTCTAATGGAGGTCCAGCGTAATTACACCCATTTCCTCTGTAATACCAAGAGCAATATCTAGACATTAACAATCTAGCATTAACTTCAAAATTCTCCAAATCCAGTGGAGACGTTAATTCAAATTCGACAAAGACTTTATTTTCGGCTGTTTTTTGGCCAATGACAAATGTATCATTGCTTAATTCAGCAGAAGAATCTGCTTGTCCCCAAGGATTTCCTCCGTCAAAGTTTACATCGTCTAAATACTTTACAAAAGTTCTTTTTCTTATCAACTTAGCGAATTGAAAATCATTATTATTCAGCAGTAGCTGAGTCATTTTATAATCTTTATTCGATATTCTAATTTTTGGTCTTGGCAGTTGACCATTAGCTGTTACTTCAAATCCTTCGGATTCTACTGGAATCGGGATATATTCTTGACTTTGCCACGTAATAGAATTTTGAAAAATTGCACCGCCATGAAAAAACACAGCATCATTTGGTTTATCAACTTGGTTGAAATATAATTGAAATAGTTCTACTATAGCTGTAGGCTGTAAATCTATTAAACTAGTAGCAATTTTATCCTGTCCTTGTCCCATAAGTTATTTTACACATTATAATACATAATAGACATGAACTTTACACTAATAAAACAGCTTGACAAAAATTTAGAAACGAAAATAATAAACTTTTTTTTGAAATCAAAGCCTTATGATTTTTGCTGCTTGCCGTCTAGGAATTTATCAGTGATTAAAATCAAAGAGTATATTCATCATTTATTCGCGCATTCTGTGATTTATATCAGCGCAAACTTTTTTATTGCTTTGTCCATAGAAAATGAAACAGCAACAATTGAATTCTTGTTTGGTTCTCCTTTCGAGGTGATTGGAGAGTTTAAAAAATTCAGATCATTTTTCCACCAAATAAATCCTCAAGTCAAGAACTATTTTTCTGAAATACAGCGAAAGCACAAACGGCAGCATTTGATCAAAATGATTCAGCGAAGAGACGAAACAGCGAAAATAAAGCTTGACAATCACAAAATCTGCGTATTATGGAATACATAATGGCTTATAGAAATAAATACGACAAAGATGGTGCTTCATTCGCTCTTGGAGAAAACGCCGAAAACAGTTTCGTCAGCGCTGCTAAAAAAAACGGTATGGAAGTAGTTGCGGCATCTCGCCAAGATGAGTTCAATCATATCGATTTCCATGTTACTCATACTCATGATCAATTGAAGTTTTCTGTGGAGGTTAAATCTCGAAAGAAAGTCAAGCGTGCAGATTCAAGCGTTAACGATGATTTGGTATGGGTGGAATTTAAGAACGTGCGAGGATCTCGCGGTTGGCTTTACGGAGGCGCAGATGCCGTCGCTTTCGAACGAGAAAACGATTTCGTTATCGTTGATCGAAAACTGTTGACGAGGCTCTGTGAGCGCCTCTGTGACCTCACAAAGCTGAACGTGGATGTTAAGATGCCTCTTTACACAGCGTATCAACGTCGTGGACGACAAGATATCGTGTCACTCATCAAGATGACTGACATTTTGACAAACATCAAACATGCACTTTTAAAGAAGTGATTCCTGAACTAGCGTTTTTTCCCACGCAAAACCAAAAATGGGTGTTGCATCTTATCTTTGTGCGTATTCCCAAAAACGCTAGTTCCTCTATTTACAAACATTTGGGAGATTTCAATCTAATCAAAAAACATGAATCATTATTTCGCGCAAATGCGAGCAATCCTCTATATCGTAATTTTTTTGACACGACCCATGCTAAGCCATCTGAAATCAAACAACTAATTCCAGTCAACGTTAACAACTATTTTTCTTTTGCAGTGGTAAGAAATCCTTGGGATCGTTTCGTTTCCATGTATTCTTTTGTTTTGCAAAATAAACTATGGCGATTATTTAATCTACAGTCGCCGCCTTCTTTCAAAGAGTTTTGTTTGATTTGCGAAGAGAGAAAAAATCAAAATGATTTATACTTTTTTCCAATTCAGCAGCAGCACCTATGGATCTCTGGAGCTTTTGAAGTTCAAAAAATACTTAGGTTCGAAAATCTTGCAGAAGACTTTCGTTCAATGATTCTGGAAATAAATGCTTCACATATATCGACAGAATTGCCGCACATAAACTCTTCAGATCACGATAAATACCAAAAATATTACGATAATTATACTAAAAATCTAGTGTCTTCCCTTTATAATGAAGATATACAAAAATTCAACTACACATTTTAAATGAATATTAAAATCGCAGCAACTAATCCAGTTTTCCCTGATTTTCCTATGGGGCAGAATGTTACATTTAGTATTTCTCCAGTTGGAGATGGAATGTATCAACTGATGCACGGTGAAATTAAATACATTTTTGAACCCAAGAAAACATTTATTATGAATGAAAATTCAATTTTAATTGAAGGTTTTATTACGGACAATACGAATGTTGGTCAAATGGCTTTTGAATTTTATTCCAATGAAAATTCAGAGAAACTTGCTTGACAAATACACTTTCATCAGGTAAACTCCCACTCAGTAAGAAACACAGACAAACACAGACAAACACAGACAAACACAGACAAACAAAGAAAAACAACGAATGAAAAATACTAAGGAAATCAAGTATTATGCCTTTGACAGCAAGGGAAATGTTCAGCAGTCTTATAGCTCTCTATTGCAGGGTGCTAGTAATTGGGCTATTGATTGCGCTCGTCGAGTCAATGGGTATGTCACTGAAGTTTCATTCAATGGAATTTCGGAATCTTCTGAAAAAATCATTTTTGATCTGCGCGGAAAGTGACTATTCAAGTGGATTTTAATGATTTATTTCGTTATATAGTAGGCAACACTTTGCGTGATCCTATTGAAGCTTGTATTGATTCAGAAAATCGTTACGAAGTTTTCGACGCTGGCATTTTTGATCATACTACAAAACAAATTCTGGCTCAGGATAGGTATTTTGTTGGTTTCTGCACAGCAGTTTCTAACTTAAAAAGCATAGCTTGTCAACTCTCTAGAGAGGAACTATCTCTTCGTTGCAGAGATCTATCTTTAGTTCCTCTTGAAATTAATTTGGGGTAATGTCGAAGGTCGCGTTTCTAGCATTAACCTACTCATCTTTCATCAAAAACGAAACGATGAGTAGGTTTTTCGATCCTGCTTTAAAAGACATATACAATCTATACATTCACAATAAACATGATTTTTCTCCTAATCATTATTTTTCTGATTTTTGTCTTGCGGAGAGCAAGAGGATAGGAACAGAATGGGGGCAGTATTCTTTGGTGAAAGCTTCTATCACTTTAATGTCCGAAGCTCTTCAAGATCCAAGTAATGAATATCTTGTTTTAATCAGCGATTCTCATTGTCCTATTTACAATATAGAAACGACTTGCAATTTAATAAAAAAGCATTTTTCTTTAATGTCTTTTGTAGAATGTGTTGAACAGCGAAATCTTACTTCTAAAAGATTTGAGCTTGTCCAAAATCAATCTCGTATTAAATATTCTCCTTTTAAAATAAAGGATGCTTTGTTTGCATCTCAATGGTTTATTTGTAGAAGGAATGATGCTGCTTTTTTCGTTTCAAAAGAAAGCAATCTTCGCAAATGGTTTCGAACTGATGGCGTTTCATTTGCTGATGAAATGTATTTCCCTCTTGTAGCAAATCATTTTGGTTTAAATTTTCAATTAAAATCAAACTGCCATTTCAACTGGAAACTTCATAGCTCTAAAAAATTAATTAGTCATGGCGCTCGCTTTGAGCCAAAATCCTATGAAAAAATTGATCATAGAATGATTGACTCTTTGAGAAATACAAGCAAGCTCTTTATTAGGAAAGTCCATCCTTTGACCATTATCGACAACGATTATATTTTTTCCAATGAATAATTCTAAAATGGAAGTCAAGCGAGTGGATAAAAAAACTTGTGAGATTATCGTATGCAACAAGCATTAAAGTAATTAGTGGGTATCCAAAGTCTGAAAAAACGACTTATAATAGTGGAGATTTGTCTTGCGCTGAATATTATTCATTATACCATAAATCATGAACATTGTTAGTCCAGATAGTAAAACTACATTGCTGCTTAATAATGCTTGGCAACCAATCAACACGATCACTGCCAGAGCAGCGTTTACGCATTTAATTAAAAACAGCGTAGTTTCATTAGACCAAGACAGTCAACTATTCCATAGCTTCAATACTTGGAATACATTAGCTTCTTTTTATGAAGATCAACCTTGCTTGCGCAGCGCAAAAAGTTTGTGGATGATTCCAACTATTATGGTTGTTTCTACCAAATTTTTCAGTCGCCCCAAAAAGAAAAAGCTTTCTCTTTTTGAACTTGCTCGACTGCACGACAACGTGTGCCAGTATTGCTTGAATAGATATCCCGTTTCAGACTTGACTATTGATCACGTTCATCCTCGCAGTAAAGGCGGCACCGATGATCACTCAAATAGAGTTTTGGCGTGTCGTCCATGCAATTCTCGCAAAGGATCAAAAACTCCTTGGTTTAATGTTCATGGTGAAGTTCCTGCTGCTCCATTGATTCCTGCAATTTCTTCTCTGATCTTAAACAAAAATAAAATTAGAAAAGAATGGCAGTCTTTCTTATAAAAGATTATGGGCATTCTTCAATCATTACTTAAATCAATAGAATTATTTCTGTCTTTAAAAAATAAATTATTTTACTATGACATTCGCGAAAAATCTAAAAAACGGCAAAACGAAATCATCGAGGAAATTGAAAAACTCCGCTCTCGCGGCGATAGCAACTCTGCTGATCGCGCAGACCTCTTGCGTTCGGAACTCTCCCGAGAAAAATCAGAGCTTGAACATTTATCAACCTTCTACTCTAAGGCTTCAGAAAGATCAAAAGATTCAAACAATTGATGGTGTTTATACTCCACAAAACGATGAAACTTGGCATTCTGATGCTCGTTTTAGAAAGTTGGAGCGGGAAGTGTATTTTAAATGAAAAATTATTAGAAAATATTGTATTTATAGTGTATAATATTTTGATGGGAAAATATTCGCTAAATTCATTCAGACAAGCTAATCCGTTTATTTGGTTGGTTTGCTGAGTGTTTTTGGGTTTTAAATGTTTTTTCTTTTTCAACCCAGCCAAAAGCTGGGTTTTTTTGTAGGAATCGTTAGGCGAAATCGAGATCTAACTTCAAAAGCAAGAAAGCGCTAAAAGCTTTTAATCTGCGTAGCAGGGAATTAAATGTCCGCAACTTTCGAATTATGAAAAGTCATAAAGTAAAATATAATAGACAAGAATACAGAGAAGAGTATTTAAAAAGCGATGAATGGAAGTCTCTACGAAATATAGTGATGAATTCAAAACCATTGTGTCAGTGCTGCTCCAAAACAGCTTCTGATGTTCATCATTTAGTTTATAGAAATCTTGTGGATATTAAAATTACAGATTTGCTTCCTGTATGCAGACCTTGTCACGATGAAATTCATAAAGCTATAGACTGTCAATATATTTCTCAAGATCCAAAAGACATAAACTCGATAAGAAATAAAACATTAGGAATTTTAATCGACGAAAAGTACAAAAAATATAGAGAATGGTACAATAAAAAACATCACCTCTCGAACGAAGAAATAAAAATAATTTCTGAATTACAGAGTTTTGTGATCAAAAAAATATCCGCTTTAGTGAAAAAAAATATTTGGTATAATAATCTGCCTGAAATTAAATTCACTGGATCTCAAATTTTAAAAATCCGCAAGATAATTAAAATGGCTTTATATAGAAGAAGTAATAAAATAGACGTTGCAAAAAAAGGAACTGGTTTTGGTGGTAAATTTTCTATTGTTCAAGCAAATTCTGGAAGCTGGAGAGGAAGATTCGATAATTCTCGAAAAAGGCGTTGACAATTTCTGAATTCCTGTTATTCTACAAACATCATCAGCGACGGCGAGCCGCCACTGACTGATAGCAACTCGAAAGCGCAGTTGTTCAAACAGTTCTTTTACATTTCAATTTCAACAACGCTCTCATCGTCTAACGGTTAGGACAGCTGGTTTTCAACCAACAAATCGGAGTTCGATTCTCCGTGGGAGCATTTTAATAGCGGGTAGGACAAGATGGTTAGTCGGCAGTCTCATAAGCTGTTTTTCTGGAGGATTCGAGCGCCTCACCCGCTACCTTTTTGGGTTGTTCGTTCAACGGATAGGATATTTGGCTACGAACCAGAAGATTGGGGTTCGATTCCCTAACAACCCACTTTTATATTGTGTCAGCGCCGACGTTGGAGGGTCGGGGTAGGCTGTAACCCTATTGCCTTCGGGCTTAGTCTGTTCGAATCAGACCTGACACACTTTTCATCCTCTCTAAGCTTTAATGGTGAAGCGTCTGTCTGAAGAACAGAATAAGTCGATTCAAGCGCGACAGAGAGGACCATATTCGGGAAAGACCCGAATACGCATCAGGGTTTCGGTCGCCTGATGTAAAAGAAAAGACCGAGCATTTTCAATGGGTCGTTCGTTCAATGGATAGGACTTTAGATTTCTACTCTAATAATAGGGGTTCGATTCCCTTACGACCTACTTTAATGCTCGCTGGAATCCTGCATATCGCGATCAGGATAGCCTGTGCTGTGAGAACCAGACGGTGAGCAACCAATTTCGCGCCATAAGTGTTACGGTAGCACATCAGACTTCCACTCTGAGAGCGTGGGTTCGACCCCCACATGGCGCACTTTTTGTCATGCCGTATACTGCAAAGATAGTATATGAGCGTGCGTAGTGATACTCTACTAGCCATAGAGTAATATATACGTCGTAATCCGACGCACGGTGGTAAGGTCAAGTGGCTTTGAAGATATCCATCCTCTGTGAGTTTCGGTAGTGTGGCAAAGTTTTCTCTGGTATTAGCTCAGCTTGGTAGAGTACCTGATTTGGATTCAGGGGGTCGTAGGTTCGAATCCTACATACCAGACCATTTAAACATGTAGTTCAGTGGTAGATCACATCTTCTCTATGATGGTAAGCTACACCGCAAAAGAGAGAAGCTCTGAGGACGCGGGTCCGATTCCCGCCATGTTTAAGATTTTTTATGGGTGTGTGGTCGAGTCTGGTTTATGGCATCGCACTTGAAATGCGACGGTGGTGAAAACTGCCCGTGGGTTCAAATCCTACCGCACCCGTTTTTTACCGAGAGTAGCATATGTGGTAATGTCTAGGATTGTGACTCCTACTAATCAGGTTCGAGTCCTGACTCGCGGATTTTGTTAATTGGCCCATGGCGTAATGGTATCGCGGATGGCTTTGACCCATCAGACGGGAGTTCAATTCTCTCTGGGCCTGCTTTTTTCTACCTGATAAGAGCCTATAAGGAACGGTGATATAATGATCGTAGTGCTTCGGCCAGATTGTTTGAGTCGGGCGAATCCTGCACGGTAGAATGTTTTCTGGGAGTATAATTCAATTGGTAGAATACCTCACTTTTAATGAGTAAGTTTCGGGTTCAAGTCCCGATGCTCCCACTTTTATAAATGGTTGTTGAGTAGCTCTCAACTGATCTGGAATAAGCAGGAGGAAGTCCAGAAAGAACGATGATAAACCCTGCACAAATTTAGTTGACTTCTTCGAAAGAGAGGTTAGAATGATGACATGAAATTCATCACTAGATTATGTAAAACACACGGTTCTACAGAATTTGTGTTGGAAGGAAGAGGATATTATCGATGCAAAAAATGTCGATCTCATAGCGTCCATAAAAAACGAAAATTAAATAAACTTAAATTAGTGGAAGAGAATGGAGGGTGTTGTTCTATTTGTGGTTATAATAGATATGTTGGAGCATTACAATTTCATCACTTAGATCCTTCGTTAAAAAGTTTCGGTCTTTCCCAAAAGGGAAAAACATTAGGAATGGATTCTCTTCGAGAAGAAGCTAAAAAATGTATTTTACTATGCGCTAATTGTCATAGTGAAGTAGAAGGAGGAATTATTCAAATCCCAGTAACGCACTAGGTGTGCGACCGCTCTGTTAAAGCGTGTGAGCTTGGTTCGAATCCAAGACTGGGAGCCTTTTAAAACAAAATGCTTGGAGGGGATCTGTAAGAATGCATATAATGAGGGGCAGCACCTCAAGATTCCACAAAAACTCCAAGCTCCACTTTACATATGATATCAATAAAAATACTAGAACCTAATGACATTGTAAAAGCTACTGATTGGTGCCGTCCTTTACATCTGGAAACCATGAGTGGAGGACAATCAGATTACTACTCATTTGAATCAGACTATTCAGGCATCGCACAAAACAATGTGAAGTGGGTTCGTATCAGAGATGTATTTGGACCGTGTTGGTTTGGTAAGAGTGCTAAAGAACTCAACAAATATACTCAGCATGAGATTGTTCGTGGTGAGATTCCACAAAAGCATCGTTTGACAGGACACAAGTCCTTGCATACGTTTTTTACTAATTTAAAAACTTTATAAACATTCATAGGTCTGGTCACCCAGATGATATTGAGCATTCGGCTTCGATTACCGTAACCTCAATACGCGAAGAAACGGATTGATCACCGTTCGCCTAGAATCATTTTTGCCGAATTAGCACAGTGGTAGTGCAATCGCCTTGTAAGCGATAGGTCGTCAGTTCGAGCCTGACATTCGGCTCTTTATAGATGCATAGCTCAGATGGTAGAGCGCAGCTTTGATAAAGCTGGGGTCGTTGGTTCGAGTCCAACTGTGTCTACTTTTTATGCGGCGTTGGTATAGGGGTTGTGCCTTAGTCTCCAAAACTAAAGAGGATCGTTCGAGTCGATCACGCTGTGCTTTTTTAGGGGGTATAGCATAACGGTAATGCACCTGCTTTGCAAGCAGTAGATTGTCAGTTCGAATCTGACTACCTCCATTTATCTTGAAACTTCTTCCCAATCTAAAGATCCGAAAGCATGAGTTGTCGCTGTACCACAGCTGATAGCTAAAGATATTTCATAACCGCTTCCAATAAAACTATTTTTTTCTAATTGAAATCTAAAAAGATCCTCTTTCGTTAATTCAATCGAAGACTTTGATTGAGTGGTAGAAGTTATAAATCCCTGAGCGAGTGTTCTTCCTCCACTGATAGCAGTGCCGCTGATATTATATTCCACAGAACTGTCAGCTCCAGCGCTTACCCAAGTTCCTCCAGAAGTAGTTGGGCCTCCCAATATGCGCCAATTGTAATTGCCATTGTCCACTGGAATTAAAGATGCAGCGCTAAGCACTGAAATAGATTCCAAACGATTAGATTTTAATCTTAGACTAACAAGTGGGTAATAAACACCTTGTGTGTCTAAATCTTTTCGTGCCAAAATAGCAGTTCCAATTCCTTGTTGGAAACCTCTCATTTCGTATCCACCTTCAGATATCACACTAGAACAGATTTGTTTTAATGTGCTTACTCCAGAAGTTGCGCCAATATTTTCGATTTCGTATCTTAATGGCAAAGATGCTGTTGTGATGTATGTAGCTCCGATGTTATTTGCGTGGTGAAAAGTATGGCAAACAATGTATTTGCCGTCGATAATAAATCCTACTCGCACAGATCCGACTCCCAGCCATTCAATGTCCATCCAAAAAATTTGAGCTTTAGCAACGTCTAAAGTCAAACGGGAAGGTCCAGTTCCATCCAGCTTGTCTCCATTCCAATCGGTCTGATTGATTATGAATTCTTCGCCAACAACACCATTTGTTGAGGTTCGTTTTACAAAACTGGCAACAGTTCCATTGGCACCTCCAAGCTGGAAGTAAATTCCGTTGCTTGTTCCAAAATAACCGACTCTTTGCCTTAGATTGTTTTTGGCTGGACTCATTGCAAAAGTATTTAATACTAATAATGATTTACCTGGTTGGTACGAAAAATTTCTTATTGTTTCTCTTTTAACAAAAGAGCCAGATGCATTTGTAATCATTAAATCAATCAACCCTTGTCCAGAGTTAAAAACTCCAGAACCATTTACTCCCGTAGACATTGCCCAAAGAGCATTATCAGAGTATCTGTGAGTAGAATCAAACAGAGTCATTGGCTCAGAAATTCTCATGCGACCGAAAGCATCAAAAGAAGTTGATCCAGCAGTATTAGCAAAACTCAAATCTTCTTGCTCTAGAGGTCTGTAATTATCATTTACTCTATCGTAAATAAATGGAATTTGTCCCGCTGTGTGAGATAATTGAGAAAGATTATTGAAGGTGTAATACTGAGCCATAATAATTATTACACTTTGTTTGTCTTAGAGAGTTGTTTGCGGTGTGTTTTTTAAATTGTTTAAAAGAGCGAGTGATGGAATTGGTATACATATTGGCCTTAGAAGCCAAGTTTTGAGGGTTCGAGTCCCTCTTCGCTCACTTTTTTTGTTGACTTCTTTGGTAGTGCTGGTATAATGAAGGAGTAATGGCCATGTGGTGAAATTGGTATCCACAGCAGATTTAAAATCTGCCGCCCTCGGGCTTGTCGGTTCGAGTCCGACCATGG